TGTCTTCAAAACCTTCCAGATCCAAATCCATATGGCATTCCAATAAGGTATAAGAGTCATCAGAATAGTTCGGACGTAGTCCCAACAACTCATCAGCACGTTCTTTGATAGCTCCTTCATCTTGTCCAGCGTCCGACTCAGATAATTCAACATCTTTATAAACTCCTGCTACTTGTAGTTTGCGAATATCATTATACGACATTCTAACCACATGTGTCACCCTCTCCGCTGTTCTTAAATCAGAAGCCGAGTAGGGAACCACCATATCCTCGGCAGGTACAAATTTAGAAACTGCCCTTTGCTTAGTCTCGTCAAAATATACTTTCTTAAAGGTAGAACCAGTTAAGGGCAGATAAAATAACATTTGATCAGTGTCAGGATCATATTCCTCCATGATCTCTGTAATCTGATAATTCATGAAATCTTCAACACGTTGAGCTTGTGCTTCTGTTTCTTGCGTAGGTGTTCCAAGAACTTGAGTTTTTACAGGACCGCCACTTGGTAACATCTCTTTATAAGATTGTGATTGAAACTGCGTAACCGCTTCTGATAATAACGGATGAGTTACACCGCTGGCACCTAAAAATGGTTCACTTCGATCCTCATAGTTTATTCCTAGTAACCCTAAACCCTTGGAAATGGCTTCTTCCCAATCTTCTCTTGATTCCAAATCCTCACGGAACTTGGCTCTAATGTCTGATGAAAGATCTCCCAGAACTGAATCGTCAAGAACCTCTGAAAGATTGGCTGCATGATCATATTCTTCTGCTTCAACTTCAACATCTTCTCCATCAGATAACTCAATGCCTTCTGGTAATAATTCTTGAGTGTCTTCTAATTCAATATCAAGACTATCTTCTTCAGGCATCATTTGACCACCCGCCCCCATTGAGCCTTCTACCATACCTGCTATTTGTCTAGGTTCTATCGCCATTATGTGATCCTTGTTTTTTTACTTTTTGTAGGAAGCATACGATCCGAAAATCGGTTGGTAACGCTTTTACCCTTAATTTTCTTTATGGGTTTTTTCTTAGCCATTATTTTTTTCTTTTAATAACTTCAGTTTTAAACTCTACCTTTGAATCTTTTCCTCTTTTACCATCATCTTTACGAAGTCCAGATCCCTCTCTCATATAAAGTTTTTTTGAAGTTTTTAAGTTTTTTGGTCTACTTTTTGGAATAGGAGGTCTACTCTTTGGAACAGGGACAGATACTTTTTTATCTACTTTTTTATCTTTTGGTTTGTTACCCCCCACTAAAGTTAATGCCAAGGCACCTGTTCCAGTTTTCACGGTACCCCTAATTCCTTTGCCTATACTAGTGGATCTATTGCTAATACCCGACAATCCAGTTTTATTAGTTTTTTTATCTTTTGTTAGTCTATATTCTTTACCTCTTTTTGGCTGAAGCTTTGCTTTTTTCACAGTAGATACAGCTATATCTTTACCTGTTTTACCTGCTTTTTTTAGTAGCAGTTGAGCTGTTTTTATTACTTTAGGAAGAATTTTTGAACCAGCTTTAATAGCTACTCCTCCAACAGGAATAAGTGTACTTCCGGCAGTAACAACATCACTTGCTTTAATTCTTCTTGGGTTTTTTCTATTTTTTTCTTCTATAGCTTGGTTTACATCGGTTTTGGTACCACCTAAACCTTTTGTTTCATTTTGTTTTTTAACAGCTGCTTTAAATTTTTTGTCTTTTTCGCTCATTTTATTCTCCTAGTAGTATTCTCTTGCCCTACGAGGATACCAATCTTCTGGAATTTCCTCACCTTTTAAATCTATAAACCCACCTTGCCTAAAACGCATAACTGCCATTGTCATACTATCACAATAGTCATCATGATCGCCAAAAGGAAAAGATGCAACCTCTTCGATAACATCTTCTGCAAATTTCTCTCCTTCAGGATACCATACTTTTCCCGATTCGAAAATAGGGGATACCATATGCATTCGCATTGTTTTATCGACACCACCCCCACCTTTTCGCCTGCCGGGGCTAAATGTAGTTACGGGTAGATTTATTTTTCTGAGCTCATCGGCAAGTGGTTGACCAGACGCTTTCGCCTCAATTAAAATCATATCGGGTTCCCAATATTCATTTTGCTCCACAGCAATTTCTTTTAACTCTGGAAAATTCCAACGCCCCTTCATCGCATCCAACATTATAATATGCTGATCGCCATCTTCCTTTGGTTCAAATACACCCCACGTTGTTATAGCGGAATAATCGGCAGTCTCTTTTTTACTGTAAGCCGTATCATACGATTGAATTATATAATCCAGTTTAGGGATATCCTCTCTTTCCCACGGTTGCCACCAATCCCTTTTTATCATCGCAACAGCTTCTGACGTAGGATTTTGTTGCCACTGTGCATTCCACTTGACCGGGGACAGTGATGCCTTGACCTTTAATAATTCGTCCACGTTCCAAAACTCGGGCCATAGAGGTTTATCATTAGGAAGTATCGCTGGAAATTCAATTACCTCCCATTGATCTGCCATACTGTCCATTGCCATATTTTGAACTAGGCGACCCGTCAAATCTTTTTTAGACCATCTCGTCTGCACAATTATTATGGTACCCCCCGGTTGTAATCTCTGGCGGGGGCCAGAAGTGTACCACTCATATGTGTTATCATAAGCAACCGTGGACAATGCATCTTGTTCCGAGTGCGGGTCATCGATGATCAACAAATCGGCTCCACGACCAGTCATTGCAGCACCCACCCCGGCTGCAAAATATTCCCCACCAGCACTAGTCTCCCAACGACCTGCAGCTTGGCTATCCGGTTTTAAGTCCGTCTTGGGAAAAACCTCAGCATAAATGGGATCGGCAATGAGGTCACGAACCTTCCTACCGAATCTTACAGCAAGTTCCGTGTTCATGGTAGCCTGTATGATTTTTAATTTCGGATTCCGACCCAAGAACCACGAAGGCATTAAATATGAGGCTAATTCTGATTTCGAGTGTCTAGGAGGCATGTTGATGATTAAACGCTTCAAGTTACCCGAAGCAATGTCCTCGAGCTTTTCAGCAATGACCCTATGATGGGTGCCCTCTATAAAACCTTCATACACATGTTTAGCGTAGTCTAGAAATTTAGATTGAGCTAGTTCCCTAGTTTCAAGTCGCCTATGTTGTTGTTCCAGTAACAGAACTTCTTGTAACACTTCTTTAGGTAAAGCTTCATAATTCATATCCGAACAATAATACATTTGAATGAAATTATCAATGCTTGTAATATATCTGTATAAGTAACCCTCCATCCCCCGTATTTAGGGGGTACCCCCTCTTCGTAATCTCAAGTCAGTTACCCTTTGCTATCAGTTACCCCCGTGCCTTAAAACACTAGCTTCGCAAGCTTCACTAGAACTTCGTCCCTCAGTTCAAGTTATGCTAACAAAGCTAGTGTTTTAGCCAAATTTTTAGGGGTGCAATGTGACATATATGTCACATGTCAAGTAAAATCGTATCATATTATTTGATATGAGGTATCACAAACTATGATACACATTTCTAGATTTATTGCTTGACTATGGGAGGATATGGGATTACACTATTTATAGGGACTAATCCCTTAACGTACAACCAAGGAGGACAATATGTCGGATGTACAAAATGCCATAGAAGAGTTGGTAGTCGAGCAAGTGGATAGTCGTATCGATGATGCGATATCAGAGAGCAGTGAGATTGCAACAATGAAGGATGACATCTCAGACCTTGAGCAAAAGGTTAATGAGCTAGACTTGGATGACCTAGTCACTCAAGTCATGCATCAATTAACTGAATCATTGGTTCAAGGACTTTATGGCAATAATACATATGTCATGGTTAAGAAGTCATACATTGTGAATCTAAAGACTGAGGTCGATGTGTTAAAGCAACAACAAACGACTTCCGATGTACAACAAGCAAGTGGGGAAGAGGATCAATAATCAAGTTTCCTTGGTGGAAAGGGAGGGCTTCGGCTCTCATTTTTTTTTGTTGAGGTCGATGCTCAGAGTTGTGGTTCGCAGTCTTAAAAAAACGAAACTCGCAAGCTCGTTTCGTTTTTTTGTCAAGTTTTTTTAAGTTGCAAAAATGTCACAGAGTGTTGCAAAAATGTCACAGTCAAACAATAAGAATTGATATGAGGTATCACAAAACATGATCCACAAAACCAGGTTTTTGCTTGACATGTTTGCAGTCCCATATTATCCTATATATAACAATTAACCAATTAAGGGGAATACAATGACCAAATCAGAACTAGAAATAATCTATGATGCAACATCATCATTAAATAAAATGTGTAATATTAATCATGATTTCAGTAAAACACTTGTTGAAGAAATGAAAACATTAGTAAAAATTATTACTACAATGGAAAAAAGAATTCAAAACTTGGAGGCAAAATAAATGATCTTAGATAAAACAATAAGTAAAAAACAAGTAAAATTAAATAGTATGTGGAGTGCAGAAAGTAGGCTTGAAGATATTTTAGATGTCGGTCAAGAAATTTATTGTATTATTCGTCACGTTTCAAAAAGTGGTATGAGTAGGCATATTAGTTTCTTTTGTATTGTGGACAATGAGCCAAGATTTTTAAGTGGTTTGATTGCAGATTATTTAGACTATAGAATGAATAAATATCATGATGCTTTAGTTGTCGGAGGTTGTGGAATGGATATGGCTTTTGCAGTTGTCCATCATCTTAATTCAAAACTAAGCCATTCTAAAAATACTACATATTTAGAATATCATTTAAAACATCGGATTATTTAATCTAGGGGGGCGAAAGCCTCCCTTTTTTTATGTTCTCGCCTCGCCTCACATATCTAAAACGCAAAGCTCGCAAAGCTCGTTTGCGTTTTGTCAAATTTTTTAAGGTCGCAAAGTTGACTAAACTCGCAAGCC